GATACACCCTTTCTAAGATTATCCTTGTTATAAAACTCAACTGAACATCCATTCTTATCTGTAATAATGTATTTATTCATTTTGTATCTCCTTATGTCTTACATATTATAACTATTTAGTGATTTACCCTGCTAATTTTCTAAAATCTTGGAACAAGATGGTCTGGTAGTATTATTCTGCATTTATCAAGGTCTACAACCCCTAAGATGTGTTGGTTTCCAAACTTATCATTATTTATTTTTATTATTGTGTCAATGTAAAAAGATGGGTCACGATATTGAGCTGGTGTAATTTCCCAAATTATTTTGGTATTTACATCAATAAACCAAACAAAGATGTCATCGTTTTGAAGATACTTTGGTAATACCCATTTACCTGTTTTTCGACTAACGTGCTCTAGTGATAAAAGAGCGGTTCTGATTGGGGTATTTGGTCTACGTTCCACTTCCCCATTATCTTTTATTACAATCTCATTACAGTCTCTGGTGTATTCACCACTTTTAGTTTTATAATACCAAGTTTTGTTGTTTGTAGTCTGTGCTTTGTAGTCTACTCTCTTGACATTTTTCCCATCAGATACCAAGATGTCAATTCCATCTTCTAAATCTGCTTCTGTTCCAGTAAGGTCTTTTACTGTAAATCCGTGTTTCTGAATAATTTCAATTGCGTTATTTGTCATTGTTTTGCTCCTTTATTTATTAGTGTAATTTACTCATAAAAAAGCCTCAAAGGGTAGCGTTTGATAAGGAGGTTTTATGCTATCCTTTGAAGCTTTGTCTGTCATCACGACAGTCTTTGGCACTTTCACTTGTATAATTAGTATATTATCTCAAAAAGCAAAAAATGTATATTTCTATTCTTTATCTTCTTCAAGTTTATTTAGCTAGTATTTTATAAGTGTTACGATTATCCAACAAATACCAAGCCAAATGGATGAAACAATAATTGCACCTGCCATACTATTTCTCCTCTTCTTCCTTTCTTACCCATAATGCAATAAGCATGTAAATGATAAACCACTCTGGTGCACTGGCGTGTATGTCAATTTCAATTCCAAGTTTGTGGAAAACAAAACCTGCCAAACCAAGTGTAATTCCAGCTACCAAATAATAAGCCCAAGTCTTTACCAATAATTTCATTTTATTTCTCCTCTTATGCCTTAGATATTATAACTATTTAGTTATTTACCCTGTAAAAGTTATTTATTTCCCTTTGGAAACATTACTACTTGTACTTGTCGTTCTCTTAGAACTGGAAACTGCATCCCCAGCAGTAACATTGAACCCATAAAGTTGCTTTCACGGCAAAAGCACATGAATCTGTCAGAATTGTTATCTTTCACAACTTCAGAACTGTTTCTGCCCGTGTATCTTATACCCTCGTTGTCAAATGCCTTTTTCACGCACTGTGCAGTTACGTGTCTTACTTCCAAAGATGAACCACCATCATAATCAATGAGCATCCAACCGTCCTTATTTCCGTTCTTTTTCATTTCATTTTCTCCTTATGCCTTGAATATTATAACCTTTTAGCGTTTTACCCTGTAAAAGTTGGTTATTTATCCTTTTTGTGGGACATTATTTCCACAATGAGGGTAATTATCCCAGTTATAATGATTACTTGTATTTCTTGTGGCATGTTTTATTTCTCCTTGTACCTATTCAGTTGTGCTTCCTGAATAAATCTCTTTATTCTAAACTTTTCTTTATCCAAACCCACTGGTAATGGACCAACACCATAGATTGTCGACATAATGCTATCAAAAGCGTCTATTCTTTTAGAGTGGACTTCCTGGAAAAGAACCTTTTCTAATCCACCGTTTTCTTTGGTGGTTATCTGGTAAGTGTTTGATACAAATGTTTTCATCTTTTTATTTTCTCCTTATTGTAGTATTCTTATTAGGGAAGCAATTATCCCTACTAGATAGATAGTAACGGCTATAAAATCAGATAATTTAGTTCCTTCGTTCTTAGCAAGAAGGGCTGCTGATAAGGGAACTCCAATTGACGATAATATTATAGTAACCACCAAAAGTGGAAAGCTATTATAAATCCACCCAAAGATTCCAAAAATAATTACTAACAAGTCCATGTCTTTATTTTCTCCTTTTGTTTTTGTTTATACTATACATAGTTAGTTGAAGGTAAGGACATAGATATCCCTACCACAAGTCTTTATTCCTCGTCCTCTATGCTCAAATCATTGGTATACAGGCGCCATTCGTTTCTATGAAACGATTTCTTCTCGACGAATGCAGTAGGTCTATCACCTGTCTTCTTCAATATCAATGAACTGGTAATCCTATTAGGTGTTGTAATCGAAATCTTCCATACTTCCCAACCTAATGTTTCAACCGTTACCGTCCAAGACATTGGAACCTTGGTACGGAAGCTCAGTCCGAACCAATCATTGTTTCTGGTTTTGCCACTTGTCGCCATTTTCATAATCTTTATTCTCCTATTTATTTATTGTTTATACTATTTAGTTATTGTTGAGCTAAAAGATACTTCTTTGCTTCAACTGTTGGGTGTTCAATACCTTGGCTCCAAAATCTTGTTGCTAGGTTTCCCAAAGTAATAATCTCGCCATTATAGTTACAAATCTTAGAATAGTAATTTCTAACAGCTTTTCTGGAAGCAACTTTACCTTTATCAGATTGTTGGTATTTTCTGGTGGCTTCTTTCTGTCTTTCTTTCTGTCTTTCAACATCCCAGCCATTTGCTCTACGGTCATTATAAGCGGGCTTTATCATTTCAATAAATTCTTGTTCTACTTGTTTCAGATATTCTTCCATAACCGGAGCGAGGATTTGAAATCGAAAGTTTTCTAACCCATACTTCTGAAAGTCTTTGTATAATTGTTTATTTGGTTGCCTTTTCCAAGCAGATGGACATTTATGACATGCCCATCTGTGGAATACGTCCTTGCTTGAACCAACATAACAGTCGTTGGTTACTGTATTCACAATCTTGTAAACTGCGCTTATTTTATTCATGTTTTCGTCTCCTTCTAGTTAGCAGCTATAATCTAATATTATCAAAATCATTATTTCTCTGCTTTATAATGTGGCACCAAGTCCGTAACAAATCCCCACCGTATGCATCTGTAATGACTGTCCGTAGGGTTCTTCCACGATACGATGTCTATCGCACATTCACACGCTTCTTCAAAAGTTTCGAATGAAACATAGATATAGCCGTTCCGTAGCTTCACGTCATCTGGCTTTGTGTCCGTTACATTAGCCATATGTCTGTCCATAGCCCCACCGAGATACGGTCCGGACTTATTTACCTGAACAAATGTTGCGTTTCTTGTTCTGTGGTTCCAGGCTTGTCTTGCAATAGCTTCTGTCCATCCGTTCGTAGCAAGAAGAATAGCTTGTTCCACACCCCAGTCCAGTTTATTATTGCTTCCAAGCTCATACCGTCCTATCTGGACGAACTGGCAAGCCAACTTATCGTAGTACTTCTTGAAAGCACTCCTTGTATTCAACATAGCATAGTTTGCGGCTGGGAAGTTTTCCATGATGTATTTCGTGATTTCTACTCCTGGCTTACCATACGGGCTATTGGCAAATATCAAATCTGGTTTCATACTATTTAGTTGTCTCCTACCCAGTAATCTACAACAATCAGTTTTTCATTTACTATAGTCTTATCAAGTATTTTTTAGCTTCTACATTTGGGTGTTCTATCCCAGTTCTTTGGAATCGCATGGCTAATGCAGCGAGCGTTAGTGTCTCACCATTATAAAGGCAAAGTCTACTGGAATACTTCTTACATCTTTTTCTATTAGATTCTTTACCTTTTTCTGAATGTTCGTATTTTTCCTTGGCTTTTCTATGTGTTTCTTTATGTCTTTCAACGTCCCAACCTTTTGAGCGTCTGTCATTATATGTAGGATTCAACATTTCTATGAACTCTTGCTCGACTTGTTTCAGATATTCTGGCATTACTGGAGCGAGGATTTGGAATCTGAACTTGTCTAATCCATACTTCTGCATGTCTTTGTATAGCGAACTGTTTGGATGTCGTTTCCATGTTGAAGGCTCCCTATGGCATGCCCATCTATGAAATACATTCCTACTACTACCAACATAACTATCCCCAGTTACCGTATTCACGATTTTATAAACTGCACTTATCTTTTCATTTGTCATTTATCTTTTCCTCCTAAAAATTTTCCATATATATATTTATGATTCGAATCAAGATGACTTGATTTTCAAACTATCATGTACAAATCCTATATACATGTTATTACAACAGTTACGGGACTCTTCGAGTCCATCTGTATCAGTCCTAATTACGTCACACTCGCTTGATTCAATATTTGATTCAGTATTGATACAAGGTTGTATTGATTCAATAAGAAACTGAGTTTCTCTAACTGCTACAGTTATACTAGATGACCTGGTATCCTTTCTAAACTTTGTCCATCCCATTATTTCATTTGGTTTGATGAATAAGTCATAGCATTGTTTCAATGATTTGAACTCAGTTCTTTTACCTGTACTAAGATTTGTAAGCATAATTCCTCTGGAATCATTTCTGTTACGGTATTTGGTATAAGAAACTGGCTTGATAAAATCATAAGATTTGATAATGTAATCGTCTAATTCTTTATCTTCTGGTACATTAGAAACATCAATGCCTTTTGCATTTATTTTGAATACATGAAGCCAGTTATGGTCACTATTCATCTGACTTGTAACGTATTTTACGTCAGGGTGATTGAAGTATTTACCTACAACAAAGATTTCACGTGGTAAAGCATAAATTGTATTGTTTTCTTGGAATAGAAATATCACGTCACCATTCATTTTATCAAGTAAATCTGCCCTTATCTTGACAGTTCCGTCTTTTACTTTTTGCTTTGATACATAAAAGTAAACAGCCTTATCAAAGTTTTTCCAGGTTGTGCTTTCTGGTTCAAAAAACCTTACAACAAAGTGTGCAAATCCGTGTTCCTTTCTGGAAAAGTCTTTGTCAGAATAGTCCTTGCTTTCTTGTAATGATTTAGGGCACTTATCTGAAAGTGCATTTACGTAGAAATGTTTATGTGGTGATTGTGATAATAGATATGATGTTAGAATGTCCATAAAAGTTTTCTCCTAGCCAGTAACTAGTAGGTCGACCATTACCAGCTAGGTTACTCGCTTTTATATAATTAGTAGAAGTTTTGCAAAAGCATCTTCCACTAATATAACAGTTAGTGTGTCTACTGATTATTATATTATCACAAAAAGTACCTTTTACACTAGACATCACTAAATATACATAAAAAGGAGAAAAAGATTATGATTATGTTTTTATTTATTATGGCAGTTGTAACATCTGGTGCAATCGGATATTTCTTGGCTTATCTAAAGAATGAAAAAGAACTTAGAAAAAAAGCTCAAAAGAAATATAACCCAAAAGCTGGATGGTATGCTTATTGCTAATTTTTTAGAAAAAAAAGTAATATAACTATATAAATGTATAGGAGATAATATTTATGGAATACGTTTACATTTGTCAGACACACGGTTACTTTTGTAAAGAATACAAGAATAAACCAAAGATTGAAGCAGCTTGTCCAAAATGCAATCAGAAGTGCAGAGTTGTGCAAGAAAAGCACACGTTGCTCAATAGCATTGCTTACAAGGAGGAATTGAATGAAGCCATTAGAACAACGCAAAGTTTATCATAGCCACGGATTTCTGGTTCAAGTAAAAATGGGCAAAAAGTGGATTGATATTCAAGGTGTAGCAGACTGTGATAATACAGTAATTGCTATGGGTGGAAATCCTGCCGATTGGCGTAAAGGTTCAGTCGGCTTGTGGATTGAAAAAGACTGGCATGATTTTATACTGTTTGATGTATTGAAAAAGTACAAAGGAGATAAGAAATAATGAACTATGTTTTCAACTGTCCAGTTTGTAATAAAGATTGGGATATTGACATTCCAATGAACAAGTATGATGAACTAAAAAATAAACAGTATTGTCCTTGGTGTAAAGGAAAAATTATGAGAAGAATAGAATGGACTGGAACCGCTACTGGAAGTGGACAAGGTTGGTTCGGACGAAGTGACGGAGGTAAAACAATCTAAATATGAACATAACAGGAAGCTTATTTGCAATCAGCCAGTTTGAATCAATGAAGAAAAAAATTGAAGCTGATAAACAATTAGAAGAGGTAACAATTGAAGACCAAGAACAGAGGGAACCAAAAGAAGAATCAGTTCCGGCAGACAAAGGAATGGAAAAACTTCCGCAAGAAACTGATAGAGGAACGGGGTCAGATTTGTCAGAGTTGTGGGAAGAAGACGAAGCTTCTTCAATGCCACCACGCAGACGGAAGCGAAGAAAATTACCAGAATCTGAATCCTGATAATTTCTTTTTGCTTTGCAGTCTGTGCCACAAGTGTGTGTCAGATTTGGAACGAATAAAACCAGAAAACAGGATGAAACTTAGAAGTCTGGAATGGAACATAATGTTTGGAAAGTTTTTGAAATAATAGGAGAAATAAACAATGAAAAAGTTTTTTATTGATGTAAAGGGGGGCTTGGGATATAATATTGCACTAGCCCGTGTTATTCAGTCATTACCAAAATCAGAGTATCAGGTAAGAGTAATGACCCCTTATTGGGATATCTTTGCCGCGGCAGGTATTGAATACTATAAGCCAGAAGAAGCAAAAGACTTTATTTTTGATGCTTTTGAAGAAGATGCAGAAATTATTGAACACCGTCTTTATGATATGAGTGATTTTATTTACAAAAAGTTGAACTATAGAGACGCTTGGTGCAAATTATTGAATGTACCAGAAATACCAGAAGAAGATTACAATAAGCTTGATTTGAATCCAGAAAAAGTTTTCCCACAACTTACAAATCAAGTTGAGGATATTTTATCTAAAATCAAAGACAAGTTTATTCTTGTTCAGTTTGCAGGTGGCCAAAGCCCCTTGGATGTACCTCCAGAAGGCGACTGGTCTAAAAAGCCTTATGATTATGAACATGAACCATTGAAAAGACATTACCCAGTTGACAAAGCTCAAAAGTTTGTTGATGAGTTCAAGAAAGCAAACCCTGATGTAGCAGTTATTCAGTATGCCTTGCCAAATGAACCACAGATTGAAAAATGTGAACATTTTATTGTTCCTTATCTTGTCTACTATGTTTTATCTAAATCAGATAGATGTTTAGGTGCTTTCACTATTGATAGTTCATTGGCACATTTGGTTACTGGCAATACAAAAGTTATGACAATTTGGGGACATTCACTTCCAGACGCATTCGGATATTGTTGCAATAAAAATGTAATTCAGAAATGCCGAAGAAATGATATTCTTTATTTCAGTCTGCTAGGACCTTCTGGTGCAAAGATTGATTATCTTGAGCCAGAAGTTGCAGTAAAAGACTTTGTTGAATATATAAAACAAGTATAAAAATAAGGAGGTGAGCCTTGAACTTAGGGCTTGCTTACAAAACAATCAAGTGCTATCATGGTGCTGATGTTTATACTTACTTGTATGAACTGCCCTTGTCAAATTGGGCAGTCGTACAGTATGAAGACGATGATGAAACAATGTGGTTTAGTCAGTTCTTTTTTGATTGGGCAGACGCACTTCATTGCTTCAATAAAATAAAGGAAAGGAAAATAAATGAATGAGAAAACTAAAAAAGTTTTTATGTGTATTGGTTCTTTTTTCGTTGGTATCTTTGCATTTATCTGCGGAGCAATACTACAAAGTAAGCGAAACACAACTGACGAAAATAGAGCAAGAGTTGAAGAACTCAAAAGAGAATCTGATGCTCAGCAATCAGAAAATAGAAGAGTTGTCGAAGCAGCTAGAGAACAGCAATCTAATAATGGAACGGCAATCGCAGGAATTGATGATGCAAGTGACATTATTAGAGAAATCAGAGAAAAGCAAAAAATTGTGGAAGACGGCAACGCTCTTGACGAGTGGTATTGCGCTGAGTTGTTTAGCGACGACGACAATAATAATGATAACTAAATAGGAGAAAATAAACAATGGCATTACAAACAAAATTCAAAAACATTGCAGATAATTGTTGCTTAGCTGTAAGTTATTTATATGCAGCCTTAGATATGATTGCAGATACAGAAGAAAAGAATGAAGTATTTTTGGAAACAACAATTGCTTCAGTTTTAGTTGCTGGGCTTATTGATGACAGAACCGTTTTGGACAAAGACGGTTATGTAAAAGACGCAGAAGCATTGATGAATAAGGCAACTGGTTATAAATACCGTGTTGAAAAGAAAAGGATTGAAGCAATCAAAGATTTACCAGAAAAAGGTTATGCAGTTGTAAACTTTGAAAGAACAGATGAAAATGGAAAAGTCCACAATCACTGGGTACTTTTCAAGGACAGATTGTTCTTGTATAATTCCATTACAGAGTCTTTGTGTTTCAAATATGGTAAGCCGGTTGATGCAAGGCTTATTACATTACTAGGGGACTAAAACAGTGGCCTGTGAGAAACAACTTACAATAGAAGAACGAAAAAAACTACAGGCTGATTTTGAATATTGGCAGACTGAGTATAATAAAACTGGTGATAAGATGATTGTATGGGAAAAACTAATGCCAATATTCAAGGACGCATTAGGTCCGGCGATTCTAAAAATGAACATGCACCATTTTGTAGAAAGGTTCGATGAAAAACTAGAAAATGGTGTATTGACGTTGGTAACAAGGTATATAAAAAACCCGGACTACCACTTTGAGGGGACGTTGGCAACCCTTTGCCATTATGCAGCACTTGGTGAGTGCCGTAAAGAAAATGTTATTGGTGAAGAAAGCCACGTTCACTTATCAATGGATGAGCTTCTTTTAGAAGAAGAAAACACTATACACCAGGAACACATTTTGAGGACATTCTAATGCTTATAGAATACACAATAGAAACAAAAGACGGAAAACATAAAATAGGCTTTGGCTTGGATAATGAAAAGACAAGGGAGTGTCTTCAAGCAATAGAGTACTGGAAAGACGCTCAGCTAGATAATTTACAAGTTCGTAACAAGGACTGGATAAATTATTGTCATAAACAGATAGAACACATTCAGGAGTTTATGCACAGAAATGGCTAAAATGACAGAAGAACATAAAAGGAAAATATCCGAGTCTTGTAAGCACCCTAAAAAGAAGCTCTATTACAGATTCTACATAGACGATAATGGTAGCTTCCAACTAGACGTAAAAGCTGGTATTGAAGCACCTTTAGGATATAAACCCCTCACAGTAAAAGCAGTTGAGGAATCAGAAAAAGCCCCTCGTTACTTATAAGTAAAACACATTTCCATTGTATCATAAACAAATAGACTATAATGATAGACCGCAATAGTCTATAATCTACGAAGGAATAAATACAATGGGAATTGTTTCTAATGGTGAAATCAAAAATCTCTTGAAGACAGTATATCTTTCTGGTGTTGCTAACAACAAGTATCAGAACTCACCTGTCATTCATAAAATCAAGAAAGAGAATTGGGGTGCAGGTAAAGAAATCAAATATGCTGCACAGCTTGGTAATGGTGGTAACTTCAGCTCTGACTACGGTATGTTGAAATCAGCTTCTCAGTCTGGTTCTATCAATGGTGTAAGAAACATTGAATGGACTGCGGAGCAGGGTTATATGGTAGGTATGTTTGACATCAATCAGCCAGAGATTCTTACAACTTCTGAAGAGCGCGGTGCTTACATGAAGGCTCTTGCTAACAAAATGGCAGGATGTTTCGATGGTATGTCAAAAACATTGGCAATGTATCTTTACGGTGGTAAATATGGTGTAATTGACCAGGTACCTGCTGATGATACTCTTGCTACAACTGGTAACGTATGGAAGATTACTTCTGCCGGTGCAATCAAGATGGATATTGGTACAAAGTTTGTTATCGCTTCTAACGGTACAACTAAGACTGCTCTTCCTTCTGACCCACTTGTAAATGCTGTATGTACTGTAACTGCAATCGATGATGAAACAATCACATTTGATGCAACAAATGCCGTAGCAGTTTACGAAGGCGACTACATTGAATTGTATGGTGCACGTAATGGTGCTTCTATCCAGGGTATTGAAGGTTTGGCTGAAATCCTTCCTTCTTACTTTGACCGCGATGCAACATCTCGTTTCGCTTCTGATTACATCACTGCTACATTCCGTGGACAGGACCGTTCTAAAGCAGTATCTCGTCTTTCTGGACAGTTTGCTTCAAAAGCAGACCACGCTTCTAGTTCAACTCCACTTACAGACACACTTGTTGACTTGCTCAAGAAAACAAAACGTGCTGGTGGTTTGAACAACGTTGTTCTTATCAATGATGAGACTTGGGACGCTGTAGGTGCTGAACTTGGTGTTCAGAGAAACTTGTGGCAGGCTACAAACAGTGGTAATGACAAGAACCGCTTCACTGCTGGTTACTCAGAGTTAGCTACTGCATTTGGTGATGCATTCGTTGGACGTACAGTAATTGACCCTTATTGTACAGAAGGTAAAGCTTACATGCTTGATACTGACGACCTTGCATTCTATGACCTCAACGGTGTAGGAAAGGTTCTTGACCCAGTATCTAATGACCAGCTTGGAAAGGCTGACATTGAAGCAGTAGGTGACCAGGGTATTGGTGACCAACCAACAGCTAAGTTGAACATGGACAAATTGTTCACAATCACTGAAGGTACTGCTGGTTCATTCGGACCTGCATTTGAGATTGCAGCACACGTTTACGGAAACTTCATCCTTAGACGTACAGCTTCTGCTGGTGTTGCTAGCCTCTAATTGGTTGAATAAGTTTGGCAGAGTGCTTATAAACTGCCTATATCTCCTATAAAAATGGGCTCCCGATAAAAAGGGAGCCTTTTTTATAACAAATAGACTATGAAGAAGCAATATGATAAATCCAGTTTTGCTAAGCTTTTCAAAGAATTATACGGACAGAATCCGGATAAGTGGAACAAATTACTGGAAGCAAATAAAACTAAATACTCGGAAGCTCCTCAGCCTACAAAGCAGAACAGACAAGTAATGAGTTCTGAGGCATTTGGTAAATTATTACGAATAAATCAGAAACAGTTTGATGACTTTTCACGCAAGGCAGACGCACAAGTAAATAAGCCAAAATCAATTCGTATAAATAATGAAACATTAGGACAAAATCGACGCACTAATCAGCGTAATAAAAATGCTGAAACATCGTTTGTTGATTCAGAAGCCGTAAGTTCATTCAACATAAAAGATAACAATGATGGTACAAAGGACGTAACAATCAAATACACTTCTGGAAATAAAGAATATCTTTACCCAGATGTTCCGGCTAACGTTGCTAACGGTATGTACGCTGCACCATCAAAAGGTTCGTATGCGCAGGATGTTATAAAACAATATTCTGACTATTCAAACCCAAAAGTTCAAGAAAAGATTAGAGAAGGAAACTAGTAAATGAGTAACTGGAAATTAGACAGAAGTAAAGCAAAATTACAATCTATAATTGATAGTGACATTCAGAGATACAGCTATAACTTGGCACGTTACATGAATGACGTTACCGTTGACTTGCAGTATTTTACTGAATACAACGACAGCATCTGGAACTATCGCTTTTATAACATACAAGATTCAGATTTGGCACAGAGCCCAAAAATCAATGTTATCAAATCTGTTATTGATTCTCTTGCGTCAAAGCTGGAACACGAAAAGGTTAGACCTTACTTCAATCCTGTAAATGGTTTGTACTCTACAAGAAAGATTGTAAAACAAGCACAACAGTATTTTGACATTATTTTTGACAAGGAACACGTAAATGAAAAGATAAACAAAGCCTACAGAAATGCCTGTATTTTTGGTATTGGTTATGTTTTATTCAACCCATTTACAAAAACAATCGATGTTCCAGGAACTTGGCAGGTAGGTATTGCTAACACAGAAGCAGGTTATGGAAAGCCAACTAAACTTTTGGTTGAATATAAAAACATGCCAACAACACAGCTTACTAATTATGGTATAAAAGGAAACTATGTATCAGAATACGTAAACTTCAAGCTTTTGTTTGATGTAATTGAACATAAAATGTTGGCTTACGTAAATGACGTAAAAGCATTAGATAAATCTTATAAGGCAGAAATTATTCCTATAGTTCCGGTTTATCATACTAAGCCAGTCTTTGGAACAAGAACTGTTTCAGTTGTAGATGAACTTGATGGTATTCAGACAAACATTGACCTTATCAATCAAAAGATTTCTACTGCGGCACAGTTGACTCCAGGAAACGTTACCTATGTTTCTGCTGGCTCAAGCTTGACAAAAGAAGACATTTCTAATAGAACTGGTATGGCTTATACAGTAAAGATGGGTCCTGGAATGAATCAGCTTCCAGTTGTAAATGTTACACCAGCACCTATGGACCCGTCTTGGCAGAACTTACTTGATTCTTATGTAAAGCAAGCCTATGAAATCATTGGTATATCACAACTTTCAGCACAAAGTCAGAAACCTTCCGGACTAGACTCTGGTGCAGCTTTGTCTACTATGGAAGACATTGAAGCAGACCGTTTCCAGACACAGGTTGACAACTATGTACACGCATTTGTTGATTTGGCTAGTCTTATTATGGAAATCAATGAAGGTGACATTCTTCCAAAATCAGTTGATACAGCCGATTATTCTTGGGAAGATATTCGTAAACAGAAGGATTTGTTCAAAATTCAGTTCTCTGCTGCTTCTGCTCTTTCAAAAGACCCTGCTACTAAAATACAGCAGATTATGCAGTTGACACAAGTTGGCTTGATTACTACTGATAAGGTAGCACTTTATCTTGATAGCCCAGACCTTGAAGACGTTTACAGAGGAGCTTCTGCTATTCAGGACGCTATCGACGCAACAATCAATAATGCAATCGAAAAGGATGTTTATGATATTCCAGATTATGTTGGATATCAGCAGTTATTGACACAGATAATTATTGAGGAGAATAAACTTTATTCTTCAAATGATACAAAAGCAATCGAAAAGGTTGAAAAACTGAAATCAAAGTTGCTTGATATAATGAACGAAGAGGGATTCGTAGACCTTAGCAATGAGGCTCAACCAGAACAAGTTACAACAGAAGAAGGCTTGTCATCTGGAAGTCCAATAGATTTGACTGGCGCACAGGCTCAAGTGGATTCTTATGATTTTCCACAAGAGCAGGCTAATGACCAGTTAGCAAATCCAGTTCAGCCTACAAACCCATTAGAAGGAGATGATAATGTTCAAAGCATGGAAGAAGTTTCGGGAAATATGTCGTAAAGAGGCAGAAATCAGTAAGGCACAGCGAAGGTTAGCAAGGGTAGACATGGACTACCTTTACCTTCAACAGCTTGCCGATACTGTTTCATCTGGTTATGATGTAAAGATTACTGTCAAAAATAAAGATGGTAGTGAAGTAATTTTTGAGAAAACAAAATCTCAAGATAATTTACAATTCAAAACATTTGCAGAAAGATATGCCGATTATAGGAACGGCAATAACAAATAGAATAAAAATAACTGAAAGAGGAAAATAAATTATGGATAAAGAATTTTTAGAAAAGCTTAGAGGTACTTTGGAAGACTTCGATAAACGCTTGAGAATGTTGGAACATACTTGTAACGACGTAATCATTGGTTCACTTGAATCTGCTGCAAATGAGTATGCAGATAATGAAGCATATGACAAGTTCAAGGGTGCTTATGGTGCAGACATTGAGCCTTTAGTAGGTGGCTACAAGGCATTGTTTGGTGAAGACTATGACCTTGAAAGAAGTCTTTATGATGACTTGAAAGGAACTGAAGGTTATGGTTCAGAAGGATTTGATGAAGCAGGTGTAATGAAGGCTCGTATTGATGACTTGAAAGCACGTCTTGATGCAGTAAGAGCACAGGAAGCAGAAATCAAGGAAGAAATCAAAGAAGCTGAAGACAAAGAACCTGAAGAAAATACTAAGCCGGAAGATGAAGTCGAAGTAGAAATCCCAGAAGAGCAGCTTGCTGATGAGCTCAAGAAAGCTATGAGCGAAGGTGGAAACGTCTAAATACAAAAATAAAACCTCCTTATCATTTATGGCTCCTATGGACAAATAGTTTATAGGAGCTTTTTATTTATATGCCGAGAGTAAAGAAAACAACTGGACAACTAAAAGGAGAAACTCAGCCAGCATTGAATGTTGGTCAAAACACTTTGTTATTTATGCCAGGTCAAGACTTGGACGAAGTGCTTTACTCTTCCTATGCCGAAAAGCTAACTAATGGTTCCACAAATAAAAATACTTGGCTTTCTAGCTTTGTTTCCCAAAACATGGATGCCCTACAAAAGGCAATAAAAACTGACCCTATGGTAGCAATGGGTGCCATGAGGGAAATAAACAAAGTTGTAAAGGAAACCCAAGATTATTATAATACAAAGAAAGAAACAGACACAGACTTTTCAAAGTATTTATTGCGTGATACATTATTTGACTGGCAGAAAAAGGTTTATGATTCAAACTCAAAAAAGAAAACCATGCTTTGTGGTCGTCGTTCTGGTAAATCGTTTGTTGTAACAAGACTGGCACTAAAGCATTGTATAGAAAATCCACCAGTAATAAATGGTATCAAGAAAAATAGACACGCAATTATTATGGGATTGACATTGGAAAAGACTGCGGCTATTTATTGGGAAAACTTGAAAGAAGCAATCAAGCAGGCACACATAAATGTTGCCAAAATTGATAACAGTAATTATAGTATATTGTTCCCAAACGGAAATGACTTGAGCTTATCTGGTAACAACAGTAAAGCAGAACGTGAAAAGCTTCGTGGTAAAGACCTATCATTTGTAGCTATGGATGAAATGCAGTCCATGCAAGGACTCTACTATCTTATAAATGATGTAATCGGCCCAATGTTGAAGGGTACAAATGGTGAACTGGTTCTTTTAGGAACTGCACCACTCTATGCCGGAACACCTTGGGAAGATGCTATTAGAAAAGATACCTATGAACACTTTCACGCTACTATGGCAGACAATCCATCTATTCCAGACTATAATAATGCTTTGGAACAAGTTTTGGTAGAAAATAAATGGACAAAAGATAACATTACATTCAGACGTGAATATCTTGGTGAAATAGCTTATGATACTAACAGGCTTATTTATGGCAGAAGAAAGTATTATGAGTCTATTCCAAAAGATTTCAAGCCGGTTTGCTGCTACGTTGGTGCAGACTATGGATGGTCTGACTGTAGTTCATTTATGCCAATTATTATTGACGCTAACGGACAAGGATATCTGGTAGACGAGTTCAAGGAAAATCACGTACCTGCTTCTAAGCTGGTAGAAAGAATGAAGATAATTACAGACAAGATACATAAAGACTGGAACATTCCGGTTGAAGACATACACATTGTACAAGATACTTCACACCAGATGATTGGTCAGGACTTCTATAATGAAGGTGCTATAAATCTTCAGAATGCCTATAAGCTTGAGCAGAACAGTCAGATTGCTCGTGTTGCAGAAGCACTTGAAGTAGGTGACTTACTTATCAAAGAACAAGGCTGGTTTGACTTGGAATGTGATGAGTTTGTATGGCAGTATAATGAAGAAAAAGGACAGATTATTTATAAAATAGATGATGATGCATTCCACGGTGATGCAGTAGACGCAGTTCAATATGCTTGGTCTACTTACATTGCAGATAGAAACTCATCATCCTAAAAATAAGGACAAATAGAACATATGGCAAACCTTAGCATACCTTTGAACAGTTTCGTAAATACGGCTGATGATTTTATTATCAAGTCAATCGACACACAAGAAAAAGACGTTCTCAATAAAAAGAACTCATTGCAGTTCAAATCTGTTTTGAGCCCAATGTATACAAAGTCAGAAGCAAAAGTGTTTACTACTTCTGGACATACAATTACAAAAACAGACAACAAAACATTGACAGATGAAAACGGAAGAACTTATGCTATTGATAATTCTTTTGTTATTGATTCCGTAGCAGATATTTCTAATCTATGGTCTGGTGACCTTACTTCTGCTTTGTGTAAGGATAATAAGATTTATTCTTTATGGCAAGGTGAAAGGGATTATACAGTAGTTGTTTCTGATTTTGA